CCGGCCGTTCACCACGCTGGAGCTGGCCGCGCTGCAGTCGCTGGTCGACCCGGAGGAGCAGCTGGAGCTGGATGGGCTCAGCGACCAGGCCTGGCGCGAGCGCATCGGCAACGCCGTCCCGCCGGCGGCAGCGCGCGCGATCGCCGAGGAGTTCGGCCGGACCCTGCTGCTCGCCTGGACCGGCCAGACCTTCGCCCTGGGCAGCACCCCGATATGGGTTCGCAACGTGGCAGTGGCGCTGACCCTGCCGGGGCATGCGTGAGCACGAACCCGCACACGCGCGCGCTGGCCAAGCTGCTGGAGCAGGCCACCGACCGCCACCACATGCACCGCGTCTTCGCCGACTTCGTCGAGATGGCCGCAATCGCGATCGCCAACCGGATCGACTGGGTTCAGCGCGAGCCGCGCGAGGCCAGGTACATGCAGGTGGCAAAGGGCTATGACGCGCGCGAGCTGGAGGCAATGAGCCGCGCTCTGGCCGAGCTCGTGCAGGCGCTGGAGACCGGGGGCCCGGCCGACGTGCTCGGCCAGGTATTCGGCATGCTGGAGCAAGGCAACGCCGCGCGCGGGCAGTTCTTCACCCCCTACGAGGTGTGCCGGCTGATGGCGCGCATGACCCTCAACGATGACGAGATCCGGGAGCGCATTGCGGAGCGGGGCTTCATCACCATGCAGGAGCCCTCGGTCGGCGCCGGCGCCCAGATCATCGCCCTGGCCGAGGCGCTGCAGGAGCGGGGGATCAACTACCAGGAGCACCTGCACGTGACGTGTGTCGATGTCGACTCGCGCGCTGTGCACATGGCGTTTCTGCAGCTCAGCCTGTTGCACGTGCCTGCGGTGGTGATCCTGGGCAACACGCTGACGCTGGAGGAGCGCGAGCACTGGTACACCCCAGCGCACGTCATGGGGCTCTGGGACGTCCGCCTGCGCCGCGGCTACGCGCTGGGCTCCGGCATGGACCAGGTCGAGGCGACGCCGGCCCCCGTGCCCACGCCGTTACACCTGCCGCCAGGTGGCCAGCAGCTCGACCTGTTCGAGGCTGCCGCATGACGGACATCATCGTCTTCAAGGGCGAGCCCGCGCCCCGCATCAAGCCAGGGCAGGCTTCAGAGACGCACCTGCTGCTACGCGCGCTGGTGAACTTGCTGGGGGCCTACAACTACCGCTACGGCAGCGAAGTGCAGTTGCATGCCACGCTCAGCCAGGTGCTGTCGGAGGCTGGGCACGAGCACGTGCGCGAGTACCAGTTGGACACGCACAACCGCGCCGACTTCTGGCTGCCCATGGCAGAGCGAGGGCTGGTGATCGAGGTGAAGGTCGACGGCACCATCGGCGACGCCCTGCGCCAGGTCTCCCGCTATGCCGGCTTCGACCAGGTCAACGGCGTCCTGTTGGTCTCCACCTGCCGCTGGGCTCGGCGCCAGAGCCCAGGTACGCCCGTCACCGGGGCGTGGGGCGGAAAGCCGTGCGATGTCGCGTACCTGCAAAGGCAGGCCCTATGACGACGTTCGGTACCATCAAGCTGATGCACGAGCGCTCGTGGCAGAGCGCGAAGGGCCGCGCCGTCTGGGAGATCGTGTGCGAGCCCCACGTGCGAGCGCGGTTGAAGCGTGTGTTCCCGCGCGCGCCGCAGCAGGCCGGTGAGGTCTCCAGGCTGCTCGCCACCCCGGAGAACAGCCGGGAGCTCCACTGGTTCCTCATGCGGTACCCCATGGACATCTCCGAAGCGGACAGCGACCGCATGGAGGCACTGGCTGACCAGCACGTGCATCAGGAGATATCGATGGCAGCGCTGCTGGCCGGTCGCCTGGAGGTTCCGCCCTTCGAGCTGGCCAAGCCGCCGCGCGAGTATCAGCGCATCGGCGCCGCTGCCGCCGGCATCAGGGGCGGCCTGCTGCTGGCCGATGACCTCGGCCTAGGCAAGACGGTCACCGGCATCTGCCCGATGAGCGCGCCCGACAACCTGCCCGCGCTAGTGGTGTATCCCGCGGCGCTGCCGAACCACTGGCCCGAGAAGATGGCCGAATTCGCCCCGAGCCTGCGCGTGCACCACATCCGCAAGGGCCGGCCTTACCCACTGGTGCGCCAGCCACGCCAGCGCCTGCCAGATCTGTGGGACACGCTCCCGGACGTGATCCTGGTCAGCTACCACAAGCTGCGCGGTTGGGCCGACACGCTGGCAGAGCTGGTGCAGTACGTAGTGTTCGAGGAATGCCAGCAACTGCGGACCCCGGGCACGGATATCTACCGGGCCGCGGTGCGTGTGGCGAACGCCGCGAAGCTGCGCATGGGCCTGACCGCCACCCCGATCTACAACTACGGTGCCGAGTTCTTCCACGTAGTCGATGCGCTGCTCCCGGGCTCGTTGGGGGACTACGACGAGTTCATCCGTGAATGGTGCATAGCTGCCCCGGGCGGCAAGTCGAAGCTGCAGGACGCCGAGACCTTCGGTGCCTACCTGCGCCGCGAAGGCATCATGCTCCGGCGTACCCGCAAGGAAGTGGGCCGCGAGCTGCCCGCGCTGACCAAGGTCCCGCACGAGATCGAGTCCGCACGCGACGTGCTGGCGAACCTGCAGGGTGATGCGATGGCGTTGGCCAGGGTAATCCTCGCGCGGAACGAGAACTACCGCGGCGAGAAGATGCAGGCCTCTGGCCAGTTCGACCAGCTGGTGCGGCAGGCCACTGGAATCGCTAAGGCGCCTTTCGTGGCCGAGTTCGTCCGTCTGCTGGTGGAAAGCGGGCAGCAGGTCGTCCTGTTCGGCTGGCACCGCGAGGTGTACGGCATCTGGCAGGAGCGCCTGGCTGACCTCGCCCCAGCCCTCTACACCGGCACCGAGTCGCCGAAGCAGAAGCAAGCCGCCAAGGAAGCCTTCCTGAAAGGCGAAGCGAAGGTCCTACTGATGTCTCTGCGCGCGGGTGCCGGGCTCGACGGACTGCAGGATTGCTGCGCCACCGTGGTGTTCGGCGAGCTGGACTGGTCGCCGGGCGTGCACGAGCAGTGCATCGGCCGCGTGCACCGCGACGGCCAGACCGAACCGGTGATGGCCTACTTCCTGATCTCCAACGAGGGCAGCGACCCCATCGTCGCAGAAGTGTTGGGCGTGAAGCGCGAGCAGATCGAAGGCGTGCGCAATCCCGGCGAACACCTGGTCGAACGCCGCGACATCGGCGAGAACCAGCTGCGCGCGCTGGCGCAGGCCTTCCTGGAAGCGAAGGGCCAACCCATTCAGCCAACCAACGTGACCGCGCTCTCGCGCGAAACGGAGCCTGCATGATCACCGTCGTCAGCCGCGGGGCGGACCTGTCGCCCTGTGGGAGCTACCGATACACGTTGAGCCGCGCGCTGCCCACCGGAGACGGCGTCTGCGTGTTCGTGATGCTGAACCCGTCCACCGCGGACGGCCTGCAGGATGACGCGACGATCAGGCGATGCCTGGGCTTCACACACGCGTGGGGGTTCCGCGAGCTCCGCGTGGTCAACCTGTTCGCGTGGAGAGCCACGTTGCCGCGCGACATGCTGAAACAGGTGGACCCTGTCGGCCCGGATGGTGACGGCTGGATCTTGCGGGCAACGGCGGACGTGGCCCGCATCATCGCGGCCTGGGGCGCGCACAGCTCGCCCACCGTTCGCCGGCGCGCGGACCACGTGCGCGCGCTGATGCTCCAGCATGGCCGTGCCGTGCATCACCTGGGCCTGTCGAAGGCCGGGCACCCGAAACACCCGCTGTTCCTGGAGAACAGCACCTACCCGACGAGGTGGTACTGATGCCGCACAAGGTAGAGCTGCCTTCGGACACGGACTTGGTTGTGAAGGCCATCAACGCGATCAGGACGGCGCGTGAAGCGCCCGACGACTGGCTGCACGGTCGCGTCAGCGAGGTATTCGGCCTGGGCTACGAAGCAGCTCAGGCGCTTTGCGAGCGCTTCGGGTTCAATCCTTTCGAAGGGATAGGAGGGCGGCGCTGATGCGCAAGAAGAAGCTGGACCCGCACACGAGGGACCCGCGCGACGTGCTGGAGCTGATGGCGCGCCTGCTGGTGGGTGGGAGCTACAAGGTTCCGGTCGAAGGACGCAGCACGCGGCCCGTGCTGGGCTCGGCCGACATTGCAGGCGCCGTCGGGTACATGGCGGACGGCCTGGAGAAGCACACCGCGCTCGCAGTGGCCACGCGCGGCAGTCCCAGACAGATCGCGTCACTGTCACGAATGGCATACAGGCAGGTGGTGCGCGCAGTGAAGGGGCTTCGCCCCCGTCCTCTGGACCTCGGCAAACCAGCAGACCGTTGGAAGCTGCGCATCGTGGTCTACGACGCCGCGTTCGAGCTGGTGTATCCGGAGCGAAAGCGCAGGTGGGCGGATCTGGCCAAGGAAGCGAAGATGCGCCGGACGTCCTACGTCGAGGTGCACAAGGCGGCCACGGCGATCCTGCAAGGCGCCCTCAACGCAGGCCGGACTGACTTCAGGCGCCGACTGTTCCAGCACTGAAGCCCCCTGTATCTTTGTGTGACAGGAGGGATGGAATGGACCAGTGGATGAGCTTCGGGGGGACCGGCGGGCAGAGCCCATGGGAGTTCGGGTGGAACGCCCTTGCAGCAATCGCTGCGCTCGTGGCGGCTGGCGTTGCGTTGTTCATCCACTTCCACCAGCAGAAGGTCGCGCGGGCTGCGGATGAGCAGCGACGCCGCGTGCGAACAGAGGCGATTGCCCCCCAGTTGGCGGCCGATGTGATGCTCTTGGACTGGAGGATTGGCACCTCGATGCGCGCGGTGGCAAAGGTCGTCAACCTGCCGCTGAGCCAGACGACCGAGAGCCTCGAAAACGCCTGGAGGGAAAGCCAGTTGCAGCTCGGTGGCGTTGTGGGAGCAACTGTGCCGAGCGGGGACCTTGAGTGGGTGACGGATGATGTTCGGCTCAAGCTCGCAGCGCTTCGCGCCCAAGTCTGCGTAACCAATGCCATGTGGCAGCGGCTCCTCATCGAGGGGCCCGCGCCGTTCGCTACCCGGGATCTTGCAGTGGCGGCACTGCTGAAAGATGCCGTGCACCAGGTGGTAGATACGCACACGAGCGCCATTCTGCTGCTGCAAGCGCTCCGTGAACACCTGCCCGAACCGCTGAAGGAGTTGGTGGAGTCAATAGAGGGGCAACACGGCCACTTCGAAACGATCTACAACGCCGTGCGAGAGCCACCGCCGCGCCCGCGACCGCCTCAAGTGGTGCCGCCGCCGCAGCCACCCGCCGCCGGGTAAGGAAGACTAAGGGGTCTTCCCCATCCGGTTCCCCATCCGCGCATTGTCGGCGGATGGGGACACCCCAATCGCCCCCATCCGCTCCCCATTTGAACGGGACCGCGAAGAGCACGTAAAAAGCCACCGTGGGCGAGCATCCCTCCCGGGTTCAAGCACACATCGGCCGGTGGGGCTTTCGGAAAGGGGCGTCACCGGCCGACCATTTCAGCAGGGTAGAGCAGCCTGGCAGCTCGGCGGCCTCATAAGCCGCAGGTCGCGCGTTCGAATCGCGCCTCTGCTACCAACATGCACCCCGTCAGCAGGTAGTACGCGGAATAGAAAGCCCCCGGCAATCAGGCCGGGGGCTTCTTGCTTTCGGGGTCACCACTTTGCGGGCCGGTATCACGGTCGGCGCGTAGCCCACGACTAGGCAGGCGTGAGCCGCGGGAAGCAGCGTGGGCAGCTGATGGCGTCGCAGCCACGTCTTCGGGGGAGGACGCAGGCCGCGTTGGACCGTGCCGGCCCGCAATCTCTTGGAGTGTGACGATGCAGCTGTCCCCGAACTTCAGCCTGGCGGAGCTGACCGTCACGGGCCGCAACATGCGCAACGTGCCGGGTGATGCCGAGATAGCGAACCTGCGCGCGCTGGCCGCGAACATCCTGCAGCCCCTGCGCGATGCGATCGACCGGCCGATCACGGTGACGTCCGGGTTCCGCTCGCCGAAGGTCAACGCAGCCGTGGGCGGCGCGGCAACGAGCCAGCACCTGCGCGGCGAGGCCGCAGACATCCGCGTCGAGGGCATGACCCCTCTGCAGGTCGCCCAGACCATCGTGGACCTGGGCCTGCCGTTCGACCAGGTCATCAACGAGTTCGACAGCTGGGTGCATGTCAGCTTCAGCCCGCGGCATCGCCGCGAGAAGAAGAAGGCCATCAAGCGGGCCGGCAAGACCGTGTACCTGCCCAATACCCTCACCGGGAAATAGGAGCAGCACCGTGTTCAACATCGATCCGTTCTCCGTCGCGCTGGGCTTCGGGGCCTGCGCAGTGCTGTCCGTGAAGTTTCCGCAGGTCGGCGTGCTGATCAACGCCCAGGCCGCACGTTTCATCGCGTGGTCTGCCGGCGTGATTGCCGGCTTCCGCAGCAAGAAGAAGTGACCCCGCGCGGGTGGCGCGGGCACAGGGGGAACCATGAAGACTGAAACGAGCGCCACCGTTGCGACCGCGGCGGCCGCAGCCCTCGGGCTGTCCTGGTGGTCCCTGGCAACTGCCTTCATCGGTGCAGCTGCGGGCCTCCACTTCGATCGCGAAGAAGCGCCCTCGCAGTTCCTGCGCACGGTGCTGGCCATCGCGATGATGGCCGTGCTCGCAGTGCTGGTGGGCGGCATCGCCTCGTTCGTCCTGCCGCATGTTTGGGGCGGGTTCGCCGAGGTCCCCCAACCGCTCTGGTCCGGTATTGCGGGCGTGTTCTCCAAGCCCCTGCACAAGCGCCTGAAGCGCGAGACCGACGAGCGCAAGATCCCGGGAGGCTGACCCGATGGAAGTCCTGTTCCTGATCGGCTGCGTCTTCGCGGCCCTGTCCACGTTCGCGGTGCTGGCCTGGTCGCCCCGCCCGGATTCGATGTGGATGCACGTGCGAGGTGGTGCCCGGCTCAGCGTGATGGCCAGCGCCATCCTGTCAGCCGCAGGTGCGAAGGAGGGATGGACCCCGCCATGGGAGAGCGTGCTATTCGTCTGGACGGTCGGCGTGGCGTATGCCATGCAGGCGTTCACAGAAGCGCGCAGGCAACGTGACGAGTCCGCTGGCGCACCAGGTGTGCCGCCTGGAGTCGTCAGGTGACACGCCGTTTCTCGTATCGCGTGGCGCTGCGCGTCATGGATGCGGTCAACAGCGTGCATGACCAGTACGGCCCGATCTTCACCGGGCTGCTGGTGGCGCTGGCGGTGGTGGCCACCATCGGCCTCCTCGCCGAGAGTTGGCCGCTCATCCTGGGATGCGCGGTCGTCGCGATCTGCCTGGTCATCTGGATATGGCGCGAGGCGCCATCGCCGGAGCGCAGCGAGCTGGACGCGGACTACGACGCCCTGCAGGGCAGGCGCGACGAGCCGTGAACGGGATCGGCGTGCGGCTGTCGGCCTTCTGGCTGGCGTGGAAATGGGTGGTGCTGCTCCTGGTCCTGCTCGGCCTGTCCGTGTGGCTGAACGTGCACCAGTGGAAGCAGGCCATCACGGCGCCGCTGCGCGCCGAGGTGAAGGCGAAGGACCAGGCGCTGGCCACCTCGCAAGGTCTGCTGACCGACATGCAGGAGAGCGCCGCCCGCATCGAGAAGGCCTCCAGCACGGTGGCCTCCAACCTGTCGCAGGCCTCGCGGGACTTCCGCAGGGCCGCAACCGAACGACCGCTCGCCGAGGGGTGCGCCCCCGGGCCCGGCCGAATCAACTCCGTCAATCGCGCGCTCGGCGCACCGAGCGAAGCACAGGAGCATCCCCCATGAACGTTGGCAGCAACCTGGGTGCAGTCGCGCCCGCGGATCCTTCGTCCCCGATCGAAGCCTCGGTCAGCGCGATCGCCGCTTCCCAAACCACCACTGCCCAGCTGATCAGCCGGCTCGCCGATCGCCTGACCTCTGTGCTGGACCCCAGCCACAAGGACCAGCCCAAAGGCACCACGGGCGCCCCCGCACCGCTTCGTGCTCCGCTTCACAGCGACCTGGTTGCGGCATGCCACCGCCAGGACCAGCTCAATGAGGGCTTGCAGGAAATCCTCGACCGCTTGGTGGTCGGCTGACATGGCCAGCTTCGAAGCCGAGGAGCGCCTGTCCAAGGCACACACCCGCTCCGTCTATGCGGACATCGGCGCGCAGGTGGCCAGGGCGATCATGTACCTGGCCATCGCGTACGCGGCGTTCACGCTCGCCACGCGGATCGCCGCCTGAGCATGCGCACGCTGTTCGCCATGGTCATGGTGCTGGCGTTGACCGGCGCGTCATGCCAGCACCGCAGCGAGGCGCCGGTCGGCGACGCCAATGCCATCTGCTACATCCCGTGCACGCCGTCGTTGACCGACACCGGCGTGCGCTGGGAGGCGGACCCGGAAGCTCCCGAGGCATGGGACGAGCTGGGCGACGTGGTGGTGCCGAAGCTGTCCGAGATGGCGCTGACGTGTGAACAGCGCCGCCAGGCGTGCGCCGACTTCCTCCAGTCCCTGAAGCGCAGGGGCGTGTATCGAGGCACCGAGCAATGAGCCGAGCACGCGTCGAAACGCAGTACCGCACCGAGGACGGCGTGCAGCGCGCCGTCTACATCGTCGACATCCCGGGCGGCGCGTTCCGCGAGTTCCAGACCTGGGGCGAGCTGGCCGCGTACGTCGCCACTCTGGACCCCGAACAGGCAAGCACCAGTGAGCCGGACCCCAGCTAACTACAGCCTCACCGTCGTGCGCGGCGCGACGTGGGAGGACGAGTTCACCTACGTGGACCCGGCTGGAGTCGCGATCGACCTCACGGGGTACGAGGCGCGCATGCAGGTGCGCACGAAGGAAGGGCAGTTCGGGACCAGCACCGCGGACACGCTGGTGCTGGAGCTCACCACCACCAACGGCCTGCTCACGATTCCGGAGCCGGAGAACGGCCAGGTGCTGTTGCGAGTGGAAGCGGACGACACGCTGCCGCTCAATCCGGACAACCTGAAGAAGCGCCGCCTGGTCTACAGCCTGAACCTGTACGACCCGGACGGCATGGCGCCGGACTACGTCATCCCGCTGGTGCAGGGCGGCGTCACGGTCCTGGGCTCGGTCATTCGCTGATGGCCAAGATCATCGATACCGGCCGCGCGAACACCGTGGTCGTGGAAGCCCAGCGCACGGTCGCCGCGGTGCGCGAGGTCTCGCGACCGGTGAAGGTCAGCTCACCAGGTCCTGCCGGCCCGCGCGGTCAGGACGGCGCGCCGGGCGCGAATGGCGCCGGCTACACGCACGAGCAGTTCGTTGCCTCGACCACCTGGACGATCGCGCACAACCTGGGCTTCCGGCCCGCCGTGGAGCTGTACGACGAGGGCGGGCAGGAGTTCAGCGCCGACATCGGGCACCTCAACGAGAACACCGTAATCGTCACGACCGTGACGCCTGTTGCCGGCTTCGCCCGGCTCAACTGAGACCTGACCCATGAAGCAGCTGGCCAATCTGGACTTCGGCGGCGTCGCGCGCGCCCTGAACCTGCCTGCGGCAGCCTCCGACGGCGAACCGGCAACCCTGGGCCAGCTCAACGCGGTCATCGCCGGCCTGAAGTGGAAGAACTCGGCGCGCGTGTCGACGCAGGCCAACCTCAGCCTCGCATCTCCTGGCGGCACGATCGACGGCATCGCGATGTCGGCGGGCGACCGCGTCCTGGTTCGCGCACAGAGCACGGCCAGCCAGAACGGCATCTACGTGTGGAACGGCGCCGCCACGCCGATGACGCGCTCGCTGGATGCCGACACGTTCGCGGAGCTGGAGGGCGCGGCGATCACGGTGGAGGAGGGGACCTCGGGGGGCGTGCAGTACCGCCAGACCCAGGTCAACGGCACCATCGGTGCCAGCGACGTCGCCTGGACCACCATCGGCAGCGCCGCGCCGGATGCCAGCGAGACGACCGCCGGCCTGATCGAGATTGCCACGCAGGCGGAGACCAACACCGGCACTGACGACGCTCGCGCGCTGACGCCGGCGAAGGCGCGCAACGCCTCGTGGATGGTCAAGAAGTTCGTGGACCCGTTCGGCGATGCGTCGAACACGCAGTACGACGTCGTCCACAATCTGGGCTCGCGCGACGTGGTCGTGTCTATCCGTGAGACCGCAGCCCCGTACGAGTTCGTGCAGGCAACGGTGTCGGCGCTCGACACGAACACGGTGCGTGTGGTTCTCGCCGCTGCGCCGGGTAACGACGCGCTGACGGCCACGGTCATCGGGTAATGAGCGCCGCGCGGTTCTACGCGCCGCCACGGTTTCCCCTGGTCGCCGCGCTTCCTGCAGCAGCGGACGTCGAGGGTGGGTTCCTGCGTACGACCGAGGGCCTGTTCTACTCGGACGGCGTCAGCTGGGGGCGCGTGGACGCGCCGGGCATCTTCTACCCGATCACGCCTGCCGACTACGCCCTGCTGGATCCGGAAGTGCAGGCCGACGAAACCATCCTGTTCGTCCAAGTCGCCGACGCCACGTCGCTGCGCCCGACGCGCACCTGGACCGAGGTGACCAGCGTGCCGGGCGTGCCTGACCCGGACACGCTGTACGTGGTGAACGCGTAATGCCCGTCCTGAACGATGCCGACAACCTGAACTTCGGCGGCGAGCAGGTCCTGCGCGTCCTGCATCGCGGCGTTCCGGTGTGGGTGCTGCCGGTGCCGGTGAACACCGTCGCGCCGGACGTGTCGGGCGGCACGTCGGCGCCGGCGGACCTGTCCTGCAGCACGGGCACGTGGACCAACAGCCCGACCAGCTACGCCTATCAGTGGCAGGAGTTGATCGCCGGCGACTGGGAAGACGTGATCGGCGAGTCGGCCAGCACGTTCGATGACGCGCCTGCTGGCACGTACCGGTGTCTGGTCACCGCCAGCAACAGCTACGGCCCGAGCGAGAATGCCGAGGCCAGTGACACGCACATCGTCACCAGCGGCGTGGCGCGCACGTTCGGCTTCAGTTCCACCCCGCCGTCGGACGGTGGATTCCCTGGCAGTGCCAACCGCGCGCTGGCATCGAAGTTCACCAAGACGCACGACGGGCGCATCACGCAGATCAATTTCCGCCTGCGCAGCGATACCGAAGTCGGGGCGAACGGCAAGATCACCTGCCACGCCGACGACGCCGGCGGCAGCGTGCCGGGAACGCTGTTGTGGGTTTCCGGGTCGGTGGCCATCCCCGCCGGCGCAACGATCCAGAATCCGGCGCTGCCATCGTCAGGCATCGCAGGTACAGATGCGGCCGATGATTACTGGCTGGTGTTCGTGCCGGACAACTTCCAAGCCGACATCGCCAAGAGCAACACCCTGGCGCAAGGCCAGACCATCATGGCGAACAACACGTACAGCTACGCGAGCCCCCCATCGACGTGGCCAGGCACCAACGGCACATACGACGGCCCCGTGTGCATCTGGTGCGACTACATCGGCTAATGAGCAAGACAGATCCCGAGACCGGGCTGCTGCCGCAGCAACGGCTCTTCGCCGACGAATTCCTCGTCGACTTCAACGGAACAGGCGCCTACAAGCGCGCCGGCTACAAGGCAACGGGCAACGCCGCCTATGTGGGTGCCTCGAAACTGCTGGCCAACCCGAAGGTGCAGGCGTACCTGGCCAAGCGCCAGGCCGAGCTGACCGAGAAGCTGGGCAGCGACCAGGAACAGGCGCTGCAGAACGTCATCGACATGGCGCAGGGTGACATCCGCTGCCTCGTCGATTCGCAGGGGCGGCTGAAGCCGCTGCAGGACCTCACTCGTGCCGAGGCCATCCTCATCCAAGGCTTTGAGGCCGAGGAGATGCATGAGTGGGTCGGGGAGGGCGAGCAGCGCAAGCGTGAGTGGGTGGGCACCCGCTACAAGTACAAGCTGGTGAACATGCTCGACGCCCGCAAGCTGCTGGGCCTGCACCACGGGCTGTTCAACACGCGGAAGGTCGAGCACAGCGGCCCAGGCGGCGGGCCGATCCAGGCCCAGGCGCAGGTCGTGAAGGACCTGCTGGATCTCGCGGAGGGCGCAGACACGGGGCCTGGTCCGGCGGCATCGCGGCGGTAAGCCATGGGCGATGCGCTGTCGGACCAGCAGGCCAGCAAGCTGCTGGAGAAGCTGAGCGATCGGTGGTGGAGGCTCAACAACCTCTACTACATCACCGACAAATACGGCCGGAGGGTGCTGTTCCGGCCGAATGAAGTGCAGGCGGATCTCGACGACAACCTGCACATCCTCAACATCATCCTGAAGTCCCGACAGCACGGCCTGACCACATGGGCCTGTATCCGGGCGCTGGACCTGTGCCTGTTCAAGAGCAATACGCAGGCCGGCATCGTGGCCCACACCGCGGGCGACGCGGCCAAGTTCTTCCGCAAGAAGGTCCTGTACGCGTACGACAACCTCCCGAGCTGGTTGCGGGCGGCCCGGCCCGCGGTGCGGCGGGACATGCGCGACGGCGTGCTGGAGCTGTCGAACGGTTCCTCGTTGGAGGTGTCCGTCTCGCACCGCGGCGGCACGCTGCAGTTCCTGCACATCTCCGAATACGGGCCCATGTGCGCCATGTACCCGGAGCGGGCGCAGGAAGTGGCGTCGGGCGCGCTCAACGCGATCGCCCCAGGCAACATCGTGGTGATCGAGTCGACCGCCTACGGTGCCTCGGGCGACTACTACGAGCGGTGCCAGACCGCGATGGAGCTGCAGCGCCAGGTCAAGGCGGGGACGGCGAAGCTGACCCAGATGGACTACGCCTTCCACTTCTACGGCTGGTGGCAGGACCCCATCAACACCCTGGAGCCGGAAGGCGTCGCCATCGGCGCCGAGGATCTGGACTATTTCGCCAAGGTCGAGGGCGAGATGACCGAGCTGCTGGGGCGGCCGGTAAAGCTGAGCGATGAACAGCGCGCCTGGTACGTGAAGAAGGCGGCCGAGCAGCGCGACAAGATGAAGCGGGAGCACCCCAGCACCCCGCAGGAAGCCTTCGAAGCGAGCACCGAGGGCGCGTACTACGGCCGGGAGATGGCGGCGGCCGCGGAGCAGGGGCGCATCTGCGACCTGCCGATCAACCCGTCCGTCCCGATCCACACGTTCTGGGACATCGGCCGGAGCGACACCACGGCCATCTGGTTCATGCAGGAGAACGGCCCCTGGCTGGACTTCGTGGACTACTACGAGGCCAGCGGCCACAGCGTGCACCACTACGCCAACGAGCTGCGGAAGCGGGGCTACCTGTACGGCCGGCACTTCTGGCCGCACGACGGCGCGAACGAAGACTGGTCGGCGAGCAAGAGCCGCCGTCAGGTCGCCGAGGAGCTTGGCATCAAGCCCGTGGTGATCGTCCCGCGCATCAACGATGTCACCGAAGGCATCGACATGGTGCGCAACATGCTGCCCCGTTGCCGATTCGATCGGAC